AAGATTGACAACGCCACTAAACTGGTGGGTGCTGCTATTGAAAACTCCTACACCGGTCAGGTTGCTCCCTCCGGCCTAGCCGACGATGTGTTTATCACTATTGCCGAAGTAGAAGCCTACAACCTAGCCCTATCGGGAATGTCTACCTACCAGCCCTACGGTGACGTACAGACCTTCCTTGAAGACCAAGCCAGCGAAGAGCTGACCCTGATGAACGAGGCTATTGACACCTTCAGCGAGGCTGTCGTACAGATGTCCACCGTTATCGAGGTGGCTGATATGGCTGAGACCGCAAGCAGCCCCGCAGAGGAAGCAGGGGTACAGACCTACGTAGAAACCAACTACGAGTCCCTTGCTGTTGACCAAGACACCGTAGACACCTACAATCAGTCAGTGCAGGACATCGAGACACACGCCAACAACGCTGGTGCGTACCTTGGTGTATCCCAGAGCAAAGAGGCTGTGGAGTTCCTTGAGCAGGGTGCTGTCAACGCCAACGTAAACGTCAATGACGCTATTGCCTCCTACAACGTAGGGCAACAGTGGGTAGAGGTGAACTGGGGCAACCAGACTGCTACCGCTGTGTACATCAACGGCAACAACTTTGGCTTGGACTTGTACGTTACTGCTGAGGATGTGTACTTTTCCGGTGAGCAGTCACAGTTCTACCAGACTAGCCCCTCAAACTACTACGGTGAGTATCAGTGAGTTTAGCTGACACTGAGTTGACAATCAATGGTACATCCTTCAAGGGGGTGTACATTGCTATACTGTTGAGCCTAGCCACTACGCTGGGTTCCGGTATATGGGCTGCAAGCACTCTGTATGGTAGACTGGTACACGTAGAGGCACGTAGCATACCAAACATAGCGCCAATGCAGGAGGAGATTAACCTCATCCGGCAACAGCTACAGGACAACGACGTATCACAACTTAAGGCTAAACTGGCAGAGCTGGGTACAAACCTTAGCACTATCATGGAGCAGCAGGATAAACTGCTGACCGTGAGCCAAGACATTACTGACTTGGAAAAGGATATTGAAGCCATGCGTAGCACCGTGAAGACTGCGGAGCTGGTGGCTAAAGACTTGGAAGGTCTTGACGACAAGTTCAAAACAATAACCAAAGAGATAGACGACCTCTGGGAAGGTATGGACTATCTGAGTAACCCGTTAAGATGACAGACTTAAAAGTAGAACTCCTGCCATGGCAACAAGAGGTCTACCAGAGTGACAAACGATTTAAGGTTATCGCAGCAGGCCGACGTACAGGTAAATCTCGTCTGGCTGCTTGGATGCTGATACTGTACGGACTACAGACCAACAAGGGTCAGGTGTTCTATGTTGCCCCTACACAGGGTCAGGCTAGGGACATTATGTGGCAAACCTTGTTGGAAGTAGGCCACCCAGTAGTAGCGTCGAGCCATGTGAATAACCTACAGATAAAGCTAATCAACGGTGCTACCATTAGCCTAAAGGGTGCAGATAGACCGGAGACGATGCGTGGTGTTAGCCTGTCGTTCCTCGTAATGGACGAGTACGCTGACATGAAGCCGGAGGTCTGGGAACAAATCCTGAGACCGGCACTTGCTGACCAAAAGGGTGATGCCTTGTTCATTGGTACGCCAATGGGTCGTAACCACTTCTATGACTTGTTCCAATACGCAAGCATAGCGAAGGACGAACACTGGCAAGGTTGGCACTTTACAAGTTACGATAACCCTCTTCTGGACAAGGAAGAGATTGATGCGGCAAAGAACTCGATGTCTGCCTTCTCCTTCCGTCAGGAGTTTATGGCATCCTTTGAGGCTCAGGGTAGTGAGCTGTTTAAAGAGGAACACGTAATCTTTAGCGAAGATGAACCGGATGACGGACAATACTACATTGCGGTTGACTTGGCTGGATTTGCGGACGTTGAAAAAGCGACAACTAAAACAAAGCGACTTGACCAGACATCAATTGCTGTGGTTAAGGCGAACACGGAAGGCTGGTGGGTTGCCAACATCATCCATGGTCGCTGGGGTGTTGAAAAGACAGCACGAAAAATCTTCGAAGCCGTCAGGGACTACCAACCAGTTGCAGTAGGTATTGAGAAAGGTGCATTGAAGAATGCGGTGTACCCATATCTAAATGACTTGATGAAGAAGAACCAGCGTTTTTTCCGTGTAGAGGAACTAACGCATGGTAACAAGAAGAAGACGGACAGAATCGTGTGGGCGCTCCAAGGACGCTTTGAACACGGTAACATAACTTTAAACAAGGGTGACTGGAACACTGAGTTCCTAGATGAGCTATTTCAGTTCCCTAACAAGCTAGTCCACGACGACTTGATTGACTCGTTGGCGTACATCGACCAGTTAGCTCAGGTAGCGTATGCGGTGGACTATGTAGAAGAAGAATACGAACTAACGGACTACTACGCAGGGTATTAATGTATGTACAGTAATAAAGACAGTAATTTTATGATAGAGCAGAACTTGGAGGACTGGGTAGACAGTAAATGTACTGACTGGCGTGACCACTTCGAGGCTAACTACTCACAAAAGTTTGACGAATACTATCGACTCTGGAGAGGTATTTGGTCATCCGAAGATAAGACCCGTCAATCCGAACGCTCTAAGATTGTTTCCCCTGCAATCCAGCAGGCTGTTGAATCATCAGTAGCGGAGCTGGAGGAAGCAACCTTTGGCCGTGGTAAGTGGTTCGACATCAAAGATGATATGAACGACAACGAGACTGCGGACGTACAGTATCTTCGTAACAAGCTCGAATCAGACTTTAAGATGAATAAAGTACGTAAGTCTGTAGCTGAGTGTTTGATTAACGCTGCTGTGTTTGGTACTGGTATTGCTGAAATAGAACTAACTACTGAAAAAGAAATGGCTCCGGCTACACAGCCTGTTATGGGCGGTGAGTTAACCGCTGTTGGCGTTAACATTAAAGACCGTACCTGCGTTAAACTAAACCCTGTAATGCCCCAGAACTTCCTGATTGACCCTGTAGCGACTTCCGTAGAGGACGCGCTGGGTGTTGCTATCGACGAGTATGTGTCTCTGCATCAGGTAGAGCAGCTTCAGGAGCAAGGTGTATACCGTGACGTACCTGTACACAGTTCCCCTACTGACTTTGACATTGAGCCAGACCACGAAATTACTTCCATTTATGACGAAGACAAAGTACGTCTGACTAAGTATTACGGCCTTGTACCTCGTCAGCTTTTAAAGAATGCACAGTCTCAAGACGTAGCAGTAGAGGAAGATGAAATCCTTGAAGAAGTAAGCCTTGTAGAAGGAGACGAAGAAAACGAAGGCAGCTACTACGTAGAGGCTATTGTTGTACTGGCTGACGGTGTACTTCTGAAGGCTGAAGAGAACCCCTACATGATGGGTGACCGTCCTGTAGTAGCATTCCCTTGGGATGTCGTTCCTAGCCGTTTCTGGGGCCGAGGAGTATGTGAGAAAGGGTACAACTCTCAAAAGGCGTTAGACGCAGAATTACGCGCCCGTATCGACGCTCTGGCACTGACTGTACACCCAATGCTTGCCATGGACGCTTCCCGTATGCCACGGGGCGCTAGACCGGAAGTACGTGCTGGTAAAGTAATCCTGACAAACGGCAACCCTGCGGAAGTACTCCAGCCGTTTAACTTTGGTCAGGTCAACCAGATTACCTTTGCACAAGCCAACGCGCTACAACAGATGGTACAGACCGCTACAGGCGCTATCGACTCCGCTGGTATCCCCGGTTCAATTAACGGAGAAAGTACCGCAGCAGGCATCTCAATGAGCTTAGGAGCTATTATCAAACGCCACAAGCGCACTTTGATTAACTTCCAAGAGTCGTTTATTATTCCGTTCGTAACCAAGGCTGCACACCGTTATATGCAGTTTGAGCCTGAGAACTATCCTGTAGCGGACTACAAGTTCGACGTATCCAGCTCCCTTGGCATTATTGCCCGTGAGTACGAGGTTACGCAGCTTGTGCAGCTCCTACAAACTATGTCCCCAGAGACACCAATGTACCCAGAGCTGGTTAAGTCCATTGTTGAGAACATGAACCTGTCCAACCGTGAAGAACTTATCGCTAAGCTCGACCAAGCTAATCAGCCTAACCCACAGGCTCAACAGGCACAGCAAGCTCAACTGCAAGCTCAGTTGGAGTTCCAAGGCGCTCAGACTGCTGCCCTTCAGGGTCAAGCTACAGAGTCGCAAGCCCGTGCCGCGAAGTACGCTGCTGAAGCCCAAGCTGTCCCAGTGGAGTTGGAAATTGACCAGCTTAAAGCAGTTACGGCTAACTTGGCTGTTGGCAACGAGGACGACAAAGAGTTTGCACGTAGAGTAGAAATTGCAAAGCAACTAATTAAAGACCGTGAAGTAGCTGTCAAAGAACAAGCCGCTGGTCAAAAACCAGAACCCACACCGCAGGCTATGCCACCAGCAAGTCCGCGACCTATACCACAACCAATGCAACC